CGTCAATCCTCTTTCCCATTTAGATAATTGAGGGAGGTCAATTTCGTCTCCGACCGTTGCGACTTGATGAGGCTTCCATCTCGCAATAAATCGTGCAAGGTTTCTAACTGCAATTGGGTCATGGTATGGTATTTGAAGGTCTGAAATCAGAACAATTCGCTTAATTTAGTCCTCGTCCTCGTAGGGGTCATGGTCAGGATTAACAGGATTGAACTCCGGTGTTGTTGGTGTTAACCAATCAGGGAAAGTATTTTTATCACACATACCCATTGCCTGATCTACCGGAAACCCTGCTCGTCTTAGGCTCAAGTAATACTCACGAACGCTTATTGCGTAACTATCTAAGCGGGTAAGAACCTGCTCATGCTGATACTTACCTTTTCGGCGAGTGATCTTTCTTTTTTTCTTTTGAGCCATAAGTACAGTTTACTTTCTATCGGTGACAATCCTCAGTAATTCCTCTTGGCGAGTTTCAATTCTTGCCAAACGATCAGCAAGAGAACTTCCAGCATTAGGGGTTAGAGTCCACAACCATCCTTTAATAAGATAACGGAGACCCATAAAGAAAGAAGTTAATACGGCGGTGACGGCGGCGGCTAAACCACCCCATGAAGCGGCGTCCATTATTTCGCATTAATTCCATAGTCAACCTCAGTACCTGAGGAAGGGTCAACGGCTTTAGCAATAGGGGCGACGATAGCGCCTAAGAGTGTTGCGTATGCCGGATGGATGTCAGCGACAATCGCAAGCGCGACAGTTATTCCGGAAGCGAAAACCGCTCTTAAATAAGACTTGATTGCAGCCTTATGCTTTTTTGATAACTTCATTTGTTCCCCCTAATAGTGGTATGTTAAAAGGTTTACCATTTTGGTTTTCTTTAAAACTAATATGTATATGTTTTGTATGGGGATTTAATCCGCGATACTTGACCCACCGCCAAAACGATTTTGCAGAACAAATCTTTCCCATAAAAATTACATAAAGAATGCGTCGATCACCTTGTTTTGCTGCAAGTCGTATTTGATCTGCCAGATAGATTGCAATTCCTTGTTCTTCAGATAAGCCAGCGTCAATGTCCAATGCGCAGACCTCTCCCAGTTCATTGGGATTATGCTGGGATTTAATACCTCTAGACTGGTGACGCAGATCACCAATCCACCCATCCATGCGTTTATTACGATCTGGGTAGGCAGCATTGACCTGATCTCTAAACTGAGTCGCAGCCTTTGATAACCAAGGCTTCATTTTTAATTTATAAACCTAAAGCCCGAAGGTCATCAGTAGTTAAACCTAATGCTGCTAGTTTGCCTTCGGCTGTTGCCTTGGCTTGGGCTTGGGTTGCATCTTGTGCTGCTTTCCAGGCATCAAATTTTGCAAATCCATCTTCATATTCTTTTTTTGTAATTGGCTCACAATCAATAAATTCAATACCTTCAAAAGTTTCGCCTCTTTGAACATAGCCACCATTAGGAATTAACATACCTAACACTTCATAGGATTTTGCCATATTATGCCCCAATCTCAATTAACCACATTTTACTAAAATTATTACCGCCACCTTCTTGGTAAATAACGCTTCCGCTATTTAAGGTAGTACCTGCTTTACCCTGTGTTTTGTATGTAACAGATGAAGTAGTCGCTGGTGAATCTAAATACATAACAGTAACCACTTCTTGATTTACAAAGTTTGTTACACCAGCAAAACTTGATGAATTAAATTCGTCAATAGTATTGATAACAGTAGAATCTCTGAATAATCTCCAAGAACCATTATTAGTGCTGGATGCTCTATTTGTAGTGCTATATTGTTGGCAAATCACCCATACTTTTGATGTTGCAGATGATGGAGTAATTGATGCAGTTAAACCAGTATCAGTAAATGTAGTTGATGCAATAGTAGTTTGTGTGCTGTAAGTAGTTTCGGAGATAGATAGAAATTTTCCACCGCCTGCTGGTGTTGCCCATTTAAGCCCTGTTGCTTCCGCACTATCCGCTACGAGTGTTGTTCCGTTTGCGCCAACGGTGAGTTTAGAGAAAGTATCTGCACCAGTTCCAACAACCAAATCACCCTTGGCGTCAATAGCAGTTGCCATAGAGTTTGTTATAGTTACAGTTCCTGAAGTACCGCCACCGCTAATTCCTACGCCAGCAGTTACGCCTTCAATGTCACCAGTTGCACCTGAGGCAACCCATGAAGAACCGTTGTAATACCAGAGAGAATCATTGTTTTTAGTAAAAGCAAATTGACCTTCTTGAGGTGAAGTGATTGCTGCATCTCTGGCAGTTGAATCTGTAAAAACTAAAACGCCCTGCATCAAATAACCATTGACATCTGAGGCGCTCAAAATATCACCTGTATTAAATGTCTTAAAACCTAATCCTGCTGCCATAGTTT